TATAACCTTGGATTTGATTTGAATATACTTTGTAAAGTAAATGATGATGCTTTACAAATAGTTGAACAAATACTACCATTTTTTCAACCATCTTTTAATGTGACAGTTGATTTAGTAGACTCAATAGGTGAAAAAAGAGATATTCCTCTAGTTCTCAATAGTGTTAATTTTCAAGATGATTATGAAGGAGATTTATCAACCAGAAGGGCATTGATTTATACTCTTTCTTTTACTGCAAAAACTCAATTGTTTGGACCAATTGCTAAGACTACGGATGGTCTAATTCGCAAAGTTCAAGTTGATACATATTCTTCAACTGATGTTCAGTCTGCTAAGCGAGAAATGAGATACACTGTAGTTCCAGATCCAATTGATGCAAATCCCGATGATGATTTTGGTTTTAGTGAAAATATAGAAATATTCGATGATGCCAGAGTTTATAGTCCAACACAAGGAACTGATATTGATTGATATGGATGATTTAACAACTACTGATAACATTTCCGACATTTCGGATATTATTCCAATAGAAAAGTCGGAAATAATAAATCAAAAAGAAGAATTTGTTGATATAAAAAAAGATTATGAATATACCAGAGTAAATTTATATTCATTGATAGAAAAAGGACAGGAAGCTATTAATGGAATTTTAGAACTTGCCGGTGAAGGAGGCAGTCCAAGAGCATATGAAGTTGCATTTCAAGGAATTAAAAACATTGCGGATGTGACTGATAAGTTGGCAGATTTACATAAAAAACTTAAAGATATTGAAGAAGATACTGCCAAGACTACAAATAATGTGACAAATAATGCATTGTTTGTTGGATCCACCGCAGAGTTATCAAAACTATTAAAGCAAGGTTTTCTAAATAATAAAGAATAATTCTTTAATATCAAGTGAATAAATTAAAGTCCCATAAAACAGTTGAAGAAATTGCAAAGAAACATCGCCTAGATGTTTCTTTTATACAAAAGCAACTTGATATGGGAGAACCAATCGAGCACGAACATACTAAAGATCATGAACTTGCTAAAGATATTGCTCTCCAACATTTAGATGAAATTCCAGATTATTATACTCGGTTGAAAAAAATGGAGGCATCTGCAAAGAAAGAACATAAAAAGTTCAAAGATGTAAAAGAGGCACTTGATGGAAAATCTTCAAAAGATCCAGATTATTCATTGAGAGATTGGTTCAAAGGTGGTGGTTGGGTTCAAACTGGTGGAAAGTATGATGGTAAACCATGTGCTAAACAACCAGGACAAACAACTAAACCATATTGTAGAGATCCCGATGATCGTGCCTCAATGGATAAAGAAGAAAGAAATAAAAGATCTGCCAAAAAACGTAGAGAAGATCCAAATCCAAATAGATCGGGTAAAGCAAAAATGGTAACTCAAGAGGCTGCTGGTGAAAAAGACGCTTGTTACAAAAAAGTTAAATCTAGGTATAAAGTTTGGCCCAGTGCTTATGCATCAGGAGCACTATCCAAATGCCGTAAAGTTGGTGCCTCAAATTGGGGAACAAAGAGTGAAAATATGGAATGGAATGATATACCAATGAAATTAGACGATCAGAGGTATTGTCCCAAGTGTCAGAAAAATGAAACGAAAGAAGAATGTAAGTATGGATCAAAATATTGGGAAATGTTTTCTATTCCAGCAAAATTATCTGATATCCCAACATTAAATCAACTAAAATATGATCCAAATAGACCTCATCCCGCGAATGAGGAAAAGGATCATGAGTATTCAATGGCACGCTCAGAAATCTCAACAATTATTTCTGCGGCTAAGAGATTGAAGAAAAAAATGGGTAAGGGTGAAGGAAATATCGAAGCATGGGTTCAATCAAAAATTACAAAGGCAGCGGACTACCTAGATACTGCAGCAGATTATATCGAAAGTGGAGAACATAAAGTTGATGAAGCATGTTGGGATGGATATACTCAAATTGGAATGAAAAAGAAAGGGAAGAAGACTGTTCCAAATTGTGTAAAAAAAGAAGAATATTCAAATTGGAGAGAAGAACTTTTTGAAGATTGGCAATCAATTAATCGTAAAGACAAGACTGATGGATTAAGTCAAAAATCTGTGAACGCTTATCGCCGCGAAAACCCAGGTTCAAAACTTCAAACTGCAGTAACTGAAAAGAATCCATCTGGGGAAAGGGCAGGAAGAAGAAAAAGATTTTGTAGTCGTATGTCCGGAATGAAGTCAAAATTGACTTCAGCAGAAACTGCAAGAGATCCCGATAGTGACATTAATAAAGCATTACGCCGCTGGAGGTGCAGATAATGAAATCTTTTAAAGAATTTCTTTCAGAAAGTATCAATATTGCCGGAGATTTCAACGGAAATCTCTATGTTGGTAGTTCAGAAACTCAAACAGAACCAGTTAGAGAAAGTTTTTTTGCAGATGTTGTCTGGGAAGGTAAAATTTATCGATTAGAAGTTGAAGGTCAAATGATGACTAAAAATGAATTAGCAGAACAACTTCAAAGTGAATACCCAGGAGCAATAGTTCATAACATTTATCCATCAACAACAGGATCTTTAAAAATTAAAAGCGCACAAAGGTATCAACCAGAAAGACTATCGTGGAGTGAATAATTCATGGCTCAGTGGAATAAAAATACACAAGATTATTTGAATCAAGAAAGAACCCTTCATGAGGTTTATATTCAGTCTGATCAGTATGGAAACATTATAAATGAAGGTGCAACTGGTAGAAGTGCTTTTGGTGAATATGCAGTTTCTGAGATCACTCCTGTAGTTCAATTAGATCCAATCTACGGACTTCCCACAAATAGTTTTCAAACATATTCCTTTACCAGCGGAATAGCAACAACAAGAAATAGTTTATTTGTTGCAGAAACTGGAAAAAGTGCATATGGATATGCCGTAGTCCGTTCAAAAAGATTTTTAAGATATCGTCCAGGACAAGGTGGAGTTGCAAGATTTACTGCGGCTTTCACTAATCCAACTGCAGGAGTAACTCTACGAGCAGGATTTTTCAGTCAAGAATCTGCACTGCAGGTTGGATTTAATACTAATGGAAAATTTGGTATTATTCGCCAATATGGGACAAAAGCAGAAATCAGAAAACTCACAATTACTACTGCAGCAAGTTCTGCTGGTATTTCAACAGTTGTTTTAAATGGAGTATCTTATAACATATCTCTAGTAAACAATTCTGGAATTACATCAGCAACCGCAGCAAAACTAGGATTTGGTACTTCATACGCAACTCATATTCCAGATCAAAGAGATAATACTATTATATTTTTAGCAAATTCAACTGGACCACAAACAGGCAATTTTCAATTTATACCAGGAACAACAGGAGCAGTAGGAACATTCACAACAGTTCAAACTGGTAAAGTTGCTACAGAAGAATGGACATATCAAGAAGATTGGAACCTCGATAATTTAACTGGTGTTGGTGGAACAGCAAATCCATCTGGAGTTACTTTAGATACGACAAAATTAAATGTATTCCAAATCAACTATCGTTGGTTAGGAGCTGGCGAACAAAGATATGCAATAGAAAATCCATTAAATGGAGATATGATTTTCATTCATCATGCCCACTACAGCAATCAACACACTACTCCTTGGGTAGATAATCCATCATTTAAAATTGGATATGCTGCTGCAAATTTAAGTGGTGTTGGTATTGCTTCCACCGCATCTGTTTATGGTGCATCAATGATGATGGGGGTTGAAGGAAAAATTGTTCAAAATACATATCCAAGTTCTACATCAAGAAGCACCTCAGGACTAAGTGCTAACGTAGCAAATCATTTAATTACACTCCAAAACCCAACTACAAATAATGGAGTGATTAATTCGAGAGAGATAATTTTAAAAGGATTAAGTGGGACATTTAACAGTGGACAAGCACCAGCAGAAATTATGGTATTTTTAGATGCTCCTTTAGCAACTGGTTCTCATATTTTCAATACTCAACCTGGGGGAAATTCAATTGCGTTAGTTTGCAAAGAAGACGGAACGATAAGTGAAACTACAAGTACTCCTATTTTAACTTATGCAATACCTAGTAGTGG